CGGGGCCGATGCCGTCCAGTTCCTCGCCCCGCCCGTGCCGGAGGGGATGTGAATTTGAAAACCCGCAGTAGCTTAGGCGAAACGGCCCCCCTCACGCAAGGTGAGGGTGTGTTTTTCGTGGAGGGTCTATGACCTCTACATGGTCAGAGCTGACGAGTATCCTCAAATGGATGGAGCAGGAGGGGCTGGTAGAGCTGTTCTACGACGAATCCGGCCGGGAGTGCGTCCGCATCACGCCCGAGGGGGAGAAGTTTGAGTTTTCAAAATGAGCGCAGATGACCACAGCGTCCTCATTTCCGTGCGGGAGGCAGTCGCCCGAATGGAGACCCGGCAAGCCTATATCCTAGAGCTTCTAACAGACCATAAGACAAAGATGGACAGGATTGAACAGGAAGCCCATAGCGTTAAGGGCAGGGTGTGGCTGGTTTCCACCATCGTTTTCGGTGTGCTGGCCGCCGCCTGGGAGATCATTAAAAACAGGCTTCTTGGACACTAACCCTAACTTGACATAACAAAGGAGATAATTATATGGCGGCTGTAACAATTGGACAATCTGGACTTGTTTTTGGTATAACTAGCGAGGGCATTGGGCTTGTTCAGAGCTTCAGCGAAACTAGAAATGTAGAGAAAAATGAAATTCGCAACAATGTTGGCGATGTTGTTGGAATTTCTTATTATAACGCAACAACTGGATACTCATTGTCAGTTGCAGTAACTGGTTCTTATGCTGTTACGGCTGGTGCGGCACTTGCTATTCTTGCAAATGCAACAACCCTTGGAACAACTCGTATTGATTCAATCACCATCAATAAGGGTAATGATGCTTTTGTAACGGTGGACATATCTGCTACGGGATACCCGAACGTAAGCTAATAAGGGTTCTATACCCTTTTGAAATCCTAGGCCATGGAAGGTCAGTCATTCTGGGGAACAACTAACATAAAGGTTGCCTCTGCTGTTGCGGCCTTCGGAGCAAAACTTCGAAGTGTTGATCCTGTTACAAGAATAATTAAAGATGGACAACAGCAAGTAACCTTTTGGTTTATTTCTAGTGGTGATGGAGATATTGCGAGGAGGGAGATGGAGGTAAATTGGTCTGAAATGAAGTCGGATCAAGAAAGCCCTATTAGATATGTCAGGGCGGCACTTGAAAACAGGGAAACTTTGCTTGGCCTTGTAAAAAGAGCAGAACCAATAAGGATTATTCAGGTTGGTGGGCAAACCCTCTTGGTGCCGGAGAATGCAAGCCCAGAAAGAAAGAAGGCACTATTAAGACATATATGAACGACATCCTCACAGAAGCCCTAGAATCAGCCTTTATAGCCCCAGAAAGGCAGTTTAATGGAGAAGCCCTAGCCCAATATACAGAAGGATCAAGGCTTCTTATGATACAGGCTAGAAGTGATGAGGATACAACCCCATTCTTTGTGTGGGCTTTTGTGTTCCTTCATATTCAGCTTTTGAAAAACAGAAAAGAGGCCATTAGGCTTTGCTGGAATAAGGATTTGTTTAGGGAAAAGATTCTTGATTGGATTGCAGACAAGACAGAGGCAGATAGGGATGTGGCCACCAATCTGGTTGCATCAATTCTTGATGAGGCAAATAGAGGACAAGTTGAGCCTATCCCAAGCCCAGGGGCAACAGACCAGGGAAATTGATCACGCCAACGGGCATTGCGGCATCGGTATTCTCGTTGGCACAAAGGACAGGCTGGAGCATTGAGTATATACTATGGGAAATACCCATCAGCTTATTTCAGCAAGCCAACCATGTGCATCTCTGGATGTCCGGAATAAGGCTCAGAAGAAGGCAATATCTTGAGGCGATAAGGATTGAGGAGCTAGAAAAACAATTAGGATTATGAGCTTTAAGCTAGATACAAGGCAATTTGAAAGAAGATTAGCCCAGTATATTCCATTAGCCAGAAAGGACATTGCAGATGAGCTAAATAGGCGCTCTGCAAATATCCTTATGTGGGCTATTAAATATACAGAAAAGGCCAACCTTGGCGCTTTAAGGAGCATTTTTGCTAGGTCTGCAACGGTTTATACCACAGCTAAGTCAATATCCAGATCAAGCGGGGCAAGGGGGATAAAAATAAGAAAGCCAAGCAAAAAGGTTATAAGAGGAACAATGGATGGTTACAGGATAGCCAATTATAGAAGAAATATAAAGCTAGGGAGAAGGCCAACAGGAAATCCTCCAGGCGGAGGCCTTGGGGGAGCCTCAATGAAGGCTTATATAAGAAAAACATTCAGAGCCTTGGGAAGTGCTGTTGGGTATTTGAAGTCTGGATGGATACCGGCACTAAGAGTGTTTAAGGAATCTGGTAGTGCTGGAGATCAAACTGCAAAAATTAAGGGGAAAAGGGGGACTGCTAGTTATGGTGGAGGGACAAGGGCAAAGCCTGGGGAGATTATTAGAAGCTATTTTTATTCCACAGTAAACCCAAGAACGTATGCAAGGGGGCCGGTGTCCATAGACAAGAGACTTAATACAGCCCTTCAAAAGGCCATAGATCATCAGACAAGAGACATGATGGAATATATAAATGACAGGATAAAGAAGAGGGCTGACAAGAGCCTTTAATTTTATGAGGAAGATTGCAGAAGGGGAGATTCTGGTTCATACCCAGAAATCAGGTCAGAATGTAGATCAACTGCGTCAATATCTTGCAAGCCTAAGGGCTGAATCACAGAGAAGTAGTGCAAGTTTAGATCAGCTTGCAAAAAGCATTTTTATGGCCAATGCAAGAGGGGCATCGCTTGGGAGGGTTATAAAGGGATTGGCTTCAGCGGCTGGATTTGGTGGGTTTGGTGCCGCCGCCTATCTTGCAATTGATAGAATGACAAGGGGAGTTGTGTCAGCACAAGAGGAATCAGACAAACTTGCCGAATCATTGAACAAGGCAATTGGGGCAAAGGCCGCAGACAGCATTGAGGGAACAACCCAAAAGATGCAATCTCTAACAAGCGCAATCAATGAAACAAGGGGTGCAATTGGAAAACAGGGCATAATGAACTCCATTGCGGCGTTCTTTTTTAATGATGATGCAGACAAGGCGGCCAAGGCATTTGAAAAGGCTGTTGAGACCAGGATTGCCCTTGGAGACAAGCTTACACAGCAAGAGGCAGAAAGGATTGCCCAACAGAAGATTCTCATGGGTCTTGATGGGGATATGGCCGAGGTATTTAAGATTAACATTGAGACAAGGAGAAAGCTTGCTCAAATTGAGGCCAACGATGCTCTTACTGCACAGCAAAAGATTGACCAAGCAAAATTAGCGGGGGAAGAACAAGCAGACAAGCTTCGTGCGTTAAGGACAAAAAAAGAAAAAGAAGAGGCAAGCAAAAGCTTTGAGGAAAGAAAAAGACTAGATGAGGATTTTGCAAGAACATCAATTAAAATAAGCGATAGCCTTGTAAAGCAGGAGGAAGAACTTTTCAGAAAGAATGCTGAAGAGTTCAAGAGGCTACAAGAAGAAAAGGCAAAATCAGCAGAAGAGGCAAGCAAAAGGATTGCTGACTCAGCAAGGAAAGCATCTGAAAAAATTCAAAAACAGGATGAGGAGGCAAGGGTAAAATCTGAGGAGGCAACAGGTGTTGATGTTTCAATTCTTGGAGCTTCTAGGGCAGGAAGGCAAGCCCTGGAAACAGCGAAAAAGCAAAGATCGAGACAGGTTTCGAAAGAAGACTTTAGAACTCAAGATGCATTTTTAAAATCAGAGGCAACAAGACTTGGCATAACAAAAGAGGATGTAAGAAAAAGAATGGCGCAAAGAACTGCGGCCACAGAAATGCCAACCCTTGGAGAAAGGCTACAAGGAACAGCCTCAGGAATTGAGCCTGCAAGAATAGCAAGAAGCAGATCAGAGGCATCAATGGCATCACAAAACAAAGAAGTTCCAAATTTAATGCGCTCTATTGAAAAAATTCTAAATGAATTATCTTCTGCTCCTCTTGTTACATCCGGAGCCGGGGGATAATGATATGTCGGCTATAATTGTAGGACTTCCAGCATCAAGCTCAACTTCGGCAAATGCCAAAGTTCTTCGCAGGCAACAATATCAAAAAGACTCGAATGGGCTTGAGACAATTGTTGAAACGTATATTGTTCAGAACGAAAATAGAATAACTCTTGCGCCAGCAAAGGACACAAAGCATTCTGATTTTTCAACAGCGCAAACAAAATTTCCAAGAATGATTTCTGAAAGCATTTCATTTAATGAACAGGATGGAAACATAACTGAGATGAATGTTACATTTGTTGGGCTTACATCATCATCTGGACTTCCTCCGGCTATTGTAAGAATCATCCCTGTTACTGATGCCGGAATTTACGGGCCAGACATTAACATAGAATCTGAATTTGTAACAGACTCAAATGAAACAGAGTTAATTGGTGGAAAATTTTCGTCTCTAACTCCAATTGTTGCAAATCCATTAAATAATTCTATCCAAAAAATGCCAACAATAATTAATGGTGTTTCCCTACCAAGAGACCCAATAGCACCATTTTCAAGACAAGGCACCGGGACAGTTTCGGACGTGACAACAATATATTATGGCTATGTGTTGCAAACTATAAACTGCAATAGAAGGGGTCAATTTTTAATAGCAACAGCCACATTTGCAGAAAGACGGGATGTTACAATTTCTATTTCTGGTGGATTCTCAAACAGATTTGGTTAGAGAATTAATATAAAATGGCAATACTTGAACCACGCTTAAAGGAGTTAAATGGAGCATCTCGCCTTGCTCTTGGGTTTTTTAACAGCCTAATAAGGCGCATAGAATGTACTAAGCCAATAGATGGAAATGGTATAAAATGCCTTCAAAAGCCAGATGGAATACAAATAAATTTCTCAAGCCCACAGAATATTGTAACGGTGAATGTTTGTTCAAATGGACAGCCATATAACCTTGTATTGCTCTATGATGCTGAATTAACAAAAAAGGCCAACTCATAGGAATTGACATAAGGATAAAAATATAATGGCACAAAGTATTGATTTTTATATTGATGTGACTAGCGGCCAGCTTGTTGCCGCTGGCTCTAGCTATCTAGGGGCTATCCCATCACTAACAAGAAATGATAGTTATACATTCAGGCTTCGCCTTCAAGAAAGAGATTCAGTTGGGATATTAAAGGATATATCAAGCACAGGAATTGCGGCAAAACTTGGAATTGGGGGGGTGGATGACGGGCCTTCTGATGGTCAGTTTAAACTTACCCTTGGCGCAACAACATCAAGTGCAATTTCATATAATGCAACAACAGCCCAATTTCTAAACTCAATTTCAGCTATTGCCCCAGGAGCATCTGTTTCAACTTATGGAAATGATCCATATTCATATCTTATAACATCTGCAACAGCAAATACAGCAATGTCGTTTGGTGGTGATTCATTTACCCTATTTCCAACAAGTTCTGTGCTTGTCTCAACAAGAAGGTTTCCAAAGGCAAATGTTTCTGCACAGCAAATTATTCAGCTTAGAAGAAATCCTGCTGTTTATGCAGATACATTTGTTGCGTCTCCAACAAGCGGAGTTGTTTCACTTGCAAAAATACAGGATGGCGGAACAGATAAGAATGAAAGCTATTTGCTTACAATAGGCAAAGATGCAATTGGTGGGGGAGTCGTTTTAAATTATGGCTCCAACAGCACAACGGCAATACCAGTAGGATCAAATTCTGCAAGTTTTGCCGAGGCATTACAATCTGTGACTGGAATAGGTGTTGGCAATATTTCTGTTGATAGTGCATCAAATTCAAGTGAATACACAATTTCATTTGTAAAGCAACTTGGAAATATAAATGTAACCACATCGCTTACACTTGATTCTTCTGGAGTTGTTTTTGCAAATTTTATTCAAAGTACAGTAACAATGGCAACTGCCGAACTTGATGAGTTATTTGCAGAATCTGGCTCTGATACAATTACGCCAACGCTTGAAATTGAAATAACTGAAAATGGAAAAACATCAACAATTTATCAGTCATCCATTTCCATAAGAAGGGATTTAATTACAACTGGAAGTGTTGTTCCTGCGGCACAAGCAAGCTATTACACAAAATCAGAATCAGATTCTAAGTTTGTTGAAGAGGCAACAACTGGAGCGGCAGGGTCAATCAATGCCGCAAACTGGAAGCTTGAAGATTCGTCTGGAAATGATTCTTTGGATTGGCAAAATAGAAAATTATTTAATGGTTCAAGCGAAAGAATTAGTTGGTCTAGTGGTTTAGGATTTTTTGGAACAACTGCAATTTCAAAGCCAAGCGGATCAAATTTAATAAATAGTGTTTCAAGCCTTGGACTTATTTCATATTCAGCACCAACACAGGAAAATGTAATTAGCAATCTTGTTTCATGTGGACTGCTTTCATCTTCTTCAACATATGGCATTTTACCAACATCTGTAAAAACACTCACAACAACTGCAAGTATTTGGTTCGGTGGTGCAATTGCGGCTAATGATGTTCATTCTATATCCATAGGATTAACAGGTGCATCTTTAAATGATATAGTTTTGTTTGGACTTCCTTCAGCAGTATGCCAGGGGCTTACATTTCAAGGATGTGTTGTTTCTGCAAATGTTGTTTCAATTATAGCTCAAAATGGAACTAATAGCTCCCAGAACCAAGCAACAGCCACTTATAGAATCACAGTTATAGGATATTAGATAATATGGCGGCAACCCCAGAGAATGGGTTTCAGCCATTCACAACAATAGGGCCGTATTTCCCCATGGCTGGAGGTGGAGGTACTTTGTCTAATTGCCCACTAGAAGTGGCATCTACAAGCCCTGTCTTCGAAAGTTTTTCCACATTTGGTGGTGGAGTTGCGACTGTTACTGTTGGAAGCAATAATGGATGGTCTGGAAATATAGAAGATGCAATGAGGATTTGGTGGCTATTTAAGGGGCTATCTGCAAATATAACGGCATATGGAAAATGGAAAGATTTTTCATCTACACCAATGGTGGAAAGGGATTGGGTTCTTTCTCAACCAATTGATAGCCCAGTAGAGTTTCCAGGTGTTGTAAGGCCTAATAAATTTTACCCAGAAAATCCCAACAATGGAGAAAGAATTTTAAATTGTGAATATCAGACAGGTTTTGCATTTGAGGATCAAACAAGCACATCAATAGATAATCGTTTATATGATTCATATTTTAGAGTTGAATCATTTAAAATCAATGACGAGCCATCTTCAGCCGATAACCCAGATAATTTACTAATAGAGTTTTTTTGCTATATAGAGCCTGTTGTTGAAGAAGTTGTAAGTAATTATGGATTGCTTATTTTAAGCACAAGAAATAAAGATTATACAGATGTTGTAATAGAAGGCTCTACTGGAGGAATAACAACTCAAATGATCGGGTCAAGGAAAACATATATTACAAATGCAATTGTTGGAATTCCAACAACATTTTATGGTTCATTTTTTATACTAAATAGCAATTTAAATCTTTTCACCGTGCTTGATTGGGATGTTGAAATTTTGAGTGGTCAATTATGGGAAAGGGTTTAGTTATTGTTGGTAGCCGTTGTGGTGGACATGATTTTTTTATTGAACTTAGCCAAAAAAATAATTTGTGGATTGGGGCAAGAAATGATTCAGACCTTGATGTTTTGATAAAGAGTGGAGAAGACAGGCCAAGGATTGATGGATATGATCTAGATGTTTGGATTGATGGAATTCCAGGTGAAACGGGAATTTATACTGCCCCGTATTCAATAGATGGAGAAGTTTTTATTCCTAAAAATCTTGACTATCTTCAGAGAGTTGCAAAAAAGAGGATTAGGAACAAATATGGAATTAAATATTTAAAAACTCTGTGGGGCAGAGAGATTAATTTTTTAAATAAAAACGGATCTTTCTTTACAAGGCTTAAAATCTCAAGGAGTTTTTACCTGTAACCCCTTGACATATCACCAATATTATGGAAACAATTATTAGCATCATTCAGAATGTTGATTTATTTGCATGGCTTGGGGCTATTACAGCCCTTCTTGGTGCTGTTATTGCTATTGCCCAGCTTATTCCCGGAGACCAGCCGGAGAAAAGCTTACAGGCTGTTCTTGATTTCCTCTCTAAATTTTCTCGCAAATGATTGAAGGAGTCCTTGCAGTTGCAGGGGCATTGTTGGGGGCATGGGTTTGGTGGCTAAAGAATAGGTCAAAATCTCGCTTGCAAAAAGCCGATGAAGAAATAAAAGAAAAGAATGAGGCAAGAAAAAAAGCTGTTGATGGCTGGGTTCGTGGTGTGGATTCTGGTTCTTGGTGGCATCATAATTAGCGGTTGTGCCACTAGCCAAACTTTAAGTTATACATATCCAATTCCATCCGACCAGGATATTGGGCGGCTTATTATGGAGTGGGACAAGATTGAGAAGGAAAAGGGACGGATAGATGTTGAGTTTTCAATGCAGTATGCAAAAGCCCTTAAAGCACTTTCTGATGCCATTGCAGACTCAGAGGCATGGAGATTCAGGTATGAAAACAAATGAATTGCTGTGGTAAGGCTGGCGAGGCCATAAGGCAATCAATAAAATGGGCAAGCAAGGGATTCACTATGGGAAATTACAGGGCTAGAATTTCAATATGCCAATCCTGCGACCAATACAAGGGAAGATTTTGCATGGCCTGCGGATGCCTAATGGCTATTAAGGCAAGGATGGCAACAACTAAATGCCCCCTGGGGAAATGGCAGAATGACTCTTAGCCAAGCACAAGAGAGAAGCCTTGGACATATAAAGAATCTGGAAAGGGGATTCCAAAAAAAAGTTGCCGAGTGGTTCAAGGAGTGTTGGTCAAAAAAGCTATATGTTTTAATTTATTGCTCCAAGAGAACTCAGGAAGAACAGGAAGAATTGTATAAAAAAGGAAGGTCGTTGCCTGGGCCGAAGGTTACAAACGCAAGAGGCTATCCCCCGCAATCACTCCACATTGACCAAGGAAATGGGGCAAGGGCTATTGATTTTGTTCCTATTGCAGAAACAAAAACAGGCTGGTCGGCGGCATGGGATGATGAGGCCGCATATGAAATAGCCCATAAGATTGCAGAGGCTACTGGTGGATTACGCAGATTGGATTGGGAAACTCCACATCTTGAAGATGCAACTATTTCTGGATGGAGAGAACTTGTTAGCCCACAAAAACAAGGGATTGTGAAAGAAGTTAAAAAAAGTATTTTCAAAAATCTCCCGTGGTCTAGTCGTTAGATGAAATGACAAGAGGAAGGGTTGTGCCAGAAAATTCAAAGCAGTTGGAATTTGAATTCACAGAATCCCATCGTTATCATTTAGAACAAATCAAGCTGGCAACTTGCGATTTGTTGGATAAGAAATATAAGGCCGGAGTTCAGGCCTATAAAGGAACAAAGCTTTGGACAATGCCAGCGGCTAGAATGGTTGAGAATGCAATTGAGGAAACAATCGACCAAATAACATATCTTCTTTCGTTGCGGCAAAACATGAGAATTATAATGGAGCTTTCAAGGGAGGGGATGGATGACGATTCAGTCTGTGCCACAACAAGCAGGGAAAATTGTAGGGCTATCTGGTACACAATTACTGGCCTAGATAAATGACTAAGTGGAAAAAGTTCTTGGCTGTCTCTTGCTCCCACGGCCACCTGGCCGATTCCATGGCGACCAAGGCTGTTTTAGATTTTAAGAGGAGGTGGCGGCCAGACACCATCCTCCATCTTGGGGATGCCATCGACCTAGCCGCCTTTAGGGCTGGGGCAATGCGCTCCCCTGATTCATCGGACAGGGCCGCAAGCATTGAGGAAGACTTTCGTGCGGGAACAAACTTTTTAAGGTTATTAGAGCCAAATGTGTTTTTTATAGGAAACCACGAGCATCGTGTATATGAACACCAGTATTCACCCAATGCAATCTTGGCTCATTGTGCCACCAGTTGCTTGGCTGACCTTCATCAAGTCTGCAAAGACATGAAAGCAGAGATTGTTCAGTACGACATTATGAAGGGCTGGAGAGAGCTTGGTGGAACATTGTTTGGACATGGTTTTATGTTCAACGAACACGCCGTCCGCGATCATGTGGAGATGATGAAAAAGCCTGTTGTCATTGGTCATCTTCACAGGGTGGACAGGGCGGCTGGAAGAAGCGTAGGCGCACCAGTTGGCTGGACTATTGGATGCTTGGCAAATGTAGATTCCATGCATTATGCTAGGAGAAATAGAAGTGTAACTAGATGGCAACATGGCATTGCCTGGGGGGAATACAATGATAAGGATTGTGTGGTTAATGTAGTTAGCCCAACCATCCATGGAGAATGGAGATTACCATTGTGAGTAAGGCGGCCAGCAAGGGATGGAGCAAAAAAAAGTTTGAGGGAGAGTGGGCGCAAACTCTTTATAAATTTCTTTCCAAACAACAAGAAGAAGTTCCTCCTGGATGGCTAAAGGGAGATATTGCCTTAAGAAAAATGGGGTTGATGGGGGCGGCCTCTGGACAGCGGAACAAACTTTTAAATCGAATGACTGAAGAGGGCTTTTTGGAGAAAAAAGATTTCAGAATTTTTGATGGCTCTGGCCGAAGAATCAGCGCAATCACCCACTACAAAATTAAGGGCAAGTAGTAAGTTGTTGGTATTCAATGAAATCCTTTTGAAGAAAAACCATTGACATAAACTCAATATGGGTTAGATTGTTCAAAGAAGGAACAACAACCAAGAAAGGAAATCCTAATGAACATCACTTGCAGAAAATCAGTAAGGCCAGAATTGGTTGCCAGAATCCCAGAGCTTCTTGATGAAGCCATGACCTGGATGAAGGCCAAATATCCCTCTGTGGATTTTGGCAAGGTTGAGTATATCTTTTCTGGTAGCTACAACCGCTCCAGGTATTTTAGGAATGAATTGAATCCTCAAAGGGGGCTTGGCAAATACCTTGCCCCCAATGCCTGTATTAGCACCAGGGCATGGCTCATACTCTATGACATGAAAAGCCTATGCCTCAAAAAGACCAAGCTATTTGTTGGCTCTGAAATCCAAATGGTATGTGCCTTGATTCACGAGCTAACCCACCATGCCCAATATGAATTGGGCTTGCCTACTGGTGAGCTTGAGACAACCAAGAATGAGCTTGACTACCTAAAGCAAAATCACATGGAGTTCTGGGCAAAGCTGGTTGGTGCAAAAATATTTGTTGATTAAACTTCAAAAGAAAAGGAAAACACAATATGCAAATCCTAGAACCCAAACCCAAAAAGCAAAAGAAGCCTGGTGAATACACCAAGATTCTTGGCTACTTGGTTAGAGTTGGAACAAAAAGGCACAGCATTCTGCTAGAAACAAAGGCGCACCTAGAAGACTTGCTAAAGGCAGAGAAGGGACAAAGCAATTGGGTTGTCTGTGATGGGACAGAATTCGGGCCGCCGATTAACTAAAATAGTTGTTGATTAAACCACAGGAACAACATACAAACAAGAAAGGAACAACACATGAACATCATAAAAGACTACACATTGATTGTGATTGGAATGCTGATTGGGATGGGATTGCTCTATTGGGTTGAGGAAGCTTGCAAATGATTTTAGCGGTCTTTATTTTGCTTATTGGCATTGGTGCTTGTGTATATTTGTACAGGCTTGCAAAGGATATTGAGCAAAATGATTATGAGAGAGAAAGATTTGCCATTCTTGTTGCCCAAGAGTTGGACAGGCTGGATAAGGCAATTAAGGAAAACAACACTAGGATTGCCTTGGCAGAATCCTTGCTAGAGCCGCAGGAAAAGTGGTGGGGAAGAAACTAAAATGAAGTTGAAATCCTTGTCACCAACGAAAAGATTTGAACTTTTGTGGAAAAACATGAATGGACAGGAGTTAATCAAAGAGCATAGGTTCCACCCAACAAGAAAGTGGAGGGTGGACTTCTGGCATAGCTCTGGAGTTGCCATTGAAATTGAGGGAGGTGTCTGGACAGGAGGACGGCATACCAGGGGGAAGGGGTTCATTGCAGACATGGAAAAATACAATGCCCTTGCAGAGATGGGAATTCTTGTTTTTAGAATTCCTGCGCACCAAATTAATCTTCAATGGCTTGCCCCAATCCATGATACCGTCCAAAGGGGTGGCTCCATGTCCTATCTGAAACTTTTAAAAAGGATTGAAGATGCCAGCGTTTAGAGAGGAATACATCAAAGAAGAGGATGACATGAGGAGGCAGGCTGTCTCTGAATGGAGGGAAAGGGTGATTAGGGTCGAGGAACCTTTTATTGAAACCAAGGAACAGAAAGAGGCCAAGGTAAAAGCCCATCACAAAGAATGTCTAAAGGCTTTTAACGAAATGGCTCATGCAAGCCCAGAATGGCATCTTAATTTTATGGCCAAGGAGCTAGACTGGGAAACATTCTGTCTTTTAAATAAAATTTCTTATGTTCCAGGCTGGGGAAATGGAGTTCCAGGCTATTGGGAATTTAGGAAAAAGCACGCACAGGATTGGATTTTAAAAAGCAGAAAAAGACTTCCTGACGAATAAACAAAAAGAAAGGAACCACAAATGAGCGAAACACAACTAGTAACAATAGAAACACAGATTGCCGACCCCATAGTTCGGCACAAAACAAACCTAGCCCTTGCCAAAGCCGTAAGGGATAGCGTTGAGCAAGAGACAATCGAGGTATGCGGCCAACGATACATTAAGAATCCCGGCTGGCTTATTATGGCTGGGGCGGCTGGCTATGTTGTAAGCGGCGGAGAAGTCAAAAGAGAGGGAGAGGGATTTATCGCCAAGGCATACCTTCGCCGATCCGACAACGGAGTAATTGTTGCAGAGGCCGAGGGCTTTTGTTCCAAGGATGAGAAGCGATGGAAGCACGCAGACGAATATGCGGTACGCTCAATGGCTCAAACACGGGCGGCATCCAAGGTTTGCAAGATGGCATTGGCCGCTTGTGTTCCCCTAATGGGAATCAAAAACCTTTCGGCAACTCCAGCCGATGAAGTTCCTCCCGGTGGATTCCAAGACATCAACACGGACAAGTACGAAGCCCCAAATCCAGCCGAGGTAAAGGAAATTACTGCCCGACTGGTTGAGGAAAAGAAAGCCCCTGATTCTGAGATTAAGGATATGACTGTTGGGTTTGGGAAATACAAAGGCCAGACGGTCAGACAAATCGCCAAATCATCCGAGGGCTTTAGTTGGTTGATGTGGTTAAGTGAACAACCACTAAAGAACGCCCCGGATGGTCAGCCCTACAAAAAAGACCTACAATTAAGGGCGGTCATAAAAGCCATCATAGAGGAGGATAAAAAAGATGAAATCACATTCTGAACAAATAGACCAAGCTCTGTCAGAATTGGCAAACACCGTGGCAAGGAAAGAACGCTCAGCTTGCGCTGAATTGATCCAGCAAATGGCCGATGCCGAGGAGGATCAGGTCAGAAAAGACTTGCTCAACGATTGTGTCACAGCAATTAGGAGAATGCCATATGCCAATTACCGTTGATGTACCACAAACCAAGTTCGGTTTAATAGAATGGAGGAACCCTGCAAATGAAAAACCAAAGGAAAATGATCGAGTGCTTATTGTTGTTGGAGGCGATGTGCTGGCGGCTCGCTTCACTCACGGAGAATTTTTTGCGAATAATTGGACTAGAGCTAAAGCGGTTCTTGCTTGGTCGCCGTGGCCGCAGGCTCCTGTCTCATAGGGAGATTTATGCAAGAAATATTTTCAAATACTGGAAAGCAAATGGTCGGACTGGGGCTGATCGCGGGCTTTATATTTGCAGGATTGGTCGGCATAATTCTGTCCGTGGCCTTCGGGTGGGACAGGACTAGGAGATTTTTTTATGAGCGTAAAAAGACTTACCTACCTTAAACAACTTCTTAAATACACAACAGCAAGGCTCAAGGAAATGCAAAGAGAATGGAGTCACGCCCAGCATAAAAGTTATAAGGATATTCTGCAACACGCTGACCTTGCAGAAGTCATGGCAAAGGAGCTATTGGAAAGAGCGAAGAAATATCAGAAGAGGGACTTGGAAAAGGCAAAGAAATGAAGTTGCCTTGGCTCAAATTTTATCCCTCTGATTGGCTTTCTGACGAAGCCCTTCGTGGTTGTTCCCCTGCGGCAAGAGGGCTTTGGGTCGATATGATTTGCCTTATGGCAAAGTCAAAAAAGCACGGCTATTTGTTGGCCGGGGATAAGCCGATGGGGGCCGAACATATCGCCCGAATCTTCGGTGAATCCTTGGAACGAACCTCGGAATTGCTGGTCGAACTTGCCCAAGCTGGGGTCTATTCGATGGAGCAAGACACCATCTTTTCACGCAGAATGGTCAAGGATGAGCGTGGCCGCAAGTCAAATAGGGACAAGGTTTTAAGATGGCGTAACCATCATGTAACCAACATGAAACCAATTTGTAACCAAGATGTAACCCCTCAGAGGCTAGAAGCCAGAGGCCAGAGGCTAGATATAAAGAGAGAGAGGGCACAAGTGCGCCCCACACTTTCGCAATGGTCTGAATATGCAAAAACCATTGGATGGGTTGGGATGGATGTGCAGGGAGCCTTCGATCATTATGAGTCAAACGGCTGGAAGGTCGGGGGCAAAGCCCCGGTCAAGAATTGGCAAGCCGCCGCTAGAAACTGCTTCAGAAGGAACCAAACAAAACAGAAAGGAACACACGCAATGCAATCAAAACCACAACCAAAGTCATCATGCGAATCCGCCCCACTTTATAGGGTAATGGGCTTTTCATCCTATGCAGATTGGGCAAAGGCAGGGTCTCCCTCATGAGTCTTGCCCAGGCATATAACAGGGACAAAGAAAGGGGATTTGTTCCATACAGAAAGGTTGTTCCAGAATACAAAACCCTAGTTGAAGAGGCCGCAAACTTTGAGGAAAGGATTAAAACACCAAGGAGGCTTTCAACTATTGAGGAGAGGCTTGAAAAGCTTGAACTCAAGGTAGGAATCTTTGAACAACGCCTAAATAACGACCCAATCAAAGCCTATCTTGAGCCACTTTGCTCCAGAATAGGTCAAATTGAAGCACAAATGGGTCTAGAAAAGGCAAAGAGCAGGGAAGCCATAGATTTACCACAAATCATCGTCCCGCACGAATTAAGGGTTTTAAAGGGCAAATATGGCAAGTGCAACAATAGAAAGATAGAGGTTGTACAAAAAAGATGGGCATTATGGAGGGCGCAATATGAAGCAGGGGTTCCAATGAACGCTATTGCTAGGGCTTGGGGATGCGATCACGGATCAATCTGCCACGCAAAAAAACAGGGATGGGAGCCGAGAAAGCAATCCAGGCATAACTATCCTGAAAAAAGAAAAAAACGATGAGCTTCCACTTTGCCTCACAATTAACGATGGACTTTGTTGAGCCAAAAGAGACCCATAACCCAAACAAGCCAATTGGCTCCAAGCAATGCCAACAAGTGCTGTCCCACCTACAAAGTGGGAAGCCCATCACAGCCCTTGAAGCCTTGAAGCTTTATGGGATTTTTAGGCTGGCCTCAAGAATCCATGACCTAAAAAAGAATGGTGTTGCAATCAAGAGCAGGGACATACAAACTGAAACAGGCAAGAAGATTGCCCAATACTATGTTGCTTAAAGACCTGCCCAGCACTAGGAAAGAGGTGGTTCTGTTCAAGATACAGGTTCAAGACCTGTTATGCTGGAAAGAACTGCCAAAAGCATATCCAACAATGGAAATAGCAATGGCCAATGTTCCAGACAAGCCAGCCAGAATTATGAAAAGGTCTGATAAGGGCTGGCAGATCGCGTGGACAAACCAATGAGCCTTGCAAAACAGGCAAATCTTTTTGGAGAGATTGAGGCCGAAGAAAAAGACTCAAAATATTCCACAAAAATCGAAGCCCCAGTTTATCAGCCGGGGGAAAGAAAGCCAAATATTTTAGAGCTTGTTGATTGTGGTAAATGCAACCAATTATCCAGAGAAATTTTAGAATCAAAAGAAATAACAAAAGAAGAGGCAGATTTTTTAATAAAAGCCGCTGGAAGGCATAACATTTTTAATTATGAACTCATCGCAGATTACTACGCCCACGCATCCCCGCAAATGCAAAGGCTTATGGAAAAATCAGCCTTAGTAATAATTGATTTTAACCAGGCCATTGAGAATGGCTATGTGAAGCTATGTGAGGAAATCAGGAACCAATATCTTGAGCATCAAGAGTGAATCCTTTGCCATATTCATACTGACCCACGGCAGACCCACCAATGTAAAGACCATGGCCACCCTTAAGGGGTATGGCTACACAGGAAAACTTTACCTTGTGATTGATGACGAGGACAAAACAGCAGACAAATATATTGATAACTTTGGCAAGGACAGGGTTGTTATATTTAATAAAAAAGAGATGGCAGACCAAGTGGACGAGGGCAACAACTTCGATGAAAGAAGGACAATCACCCACGCCAGGAATGCTTGTTTCAAAATAGCCAAAGAGCTTGGCATAAAGTATTTCATGGAACTGGACGATGACTACATATCATTTGAGTATAGGTATGTGAGCAAATGCGGGCAGAAGCTCAATGTTCATAAAATAGAAGACCTGGACAGGGTGCTTTGCTCCTACCTTAAATTCTTCAAGGAAACAGGATTCCACAGCATTGCCTTTGCCCAGGGCGGGGACTTTATTGGAGGTGTTGAAAACAGGTATACAACCAGGAAGCCCTTGATTAGAAAATGCATGAACTCATTTATCTGCTCTACGGACAGGCCATTCCAGTTTATTGGTGCAATGAATGAGGATGTGAACACCTATACAACCCTTGGTTCAAGAGGGATTTTGTTTGGAACCATTCCAATGATAAGCTTGGTGCAGACCGCAACCCAGAGCCAGAAAAGGGGAATAACAGATATGTACTTGAGATATGGGACATATTGCAAGGCCTTCACTACGGTTATGATGCATCCCTCTGGGGTTAAGGTTTCAATGATGAACACTAGCAATCCAAGGATTCATCACCTAATCAAGTGGAACAATACAACTCCAATGATTGTTGCTGAAAAGCACAGAAAATGCCATCCCAACAACCAAGAACAACATTAAACCAGCCTTTGACAAGGGCTTAACAAAGCCTAAAGAAATCCTAATGGAGACCGTACCCATTGAGTCCGACCAGCTAAGAGCCGAGAGGCTTTTGATTGAGCTTTGCCCAGATAATTCAGAGCTTAAGAAAATCACAAAAGGTGGAAGGTCACAGGAGAGAATCAAAATGCTTCGGCAAGTCATTCAAAGACTTGTTCTTGAGGGAATCCCAACTGCCGTAATAGCCAAGACGCTAAAAATGGGGCAAGCAGTAGTGCAATATCACGCCAGATGGCTAGAAAAAAACGGTAAAATTGTTAAGCCAAGCAGATTTGCACATTGGATTGATGCCAGGGGGGTGGAATGATTCAGAAAAATCAAGACCCTGCGGACAGCATCCTAGCCAGTTACACCCCAGACATAGCGGGTGAAATTGATACCATACAGGATGTGGTTAAAGAAAGACTTGCTAAAATGAAGCTTATGAACCCAGGAATTGGCTTGGACGAGCTTGCAAGGGTGGCCGCGCAGGTGGTTGAGGAAACCATACAGACAGAAATACAAAGCCCCATGCTACGCACCAAAAGAGATGATACCCTTGATGAAGCCCTTCTTGCTCTGGCCACAAACAGAAGCCCAGAAAGTCTAACTAGTATTGCTAGAAAATATATCAACCCGGCAACAGGACAGCCATATACCAGGGCGGCCCTATCGGCACGGCTGTCAGAACTAACACATAGAACTGGCCTGGTGCTACGTGTGCAACGCTCCCAAAGGGTTAGGGAAATCTACAAGGCCAGGGCATTGAGGGTTCACCAGAGGAGGCGCCAGGAATGCCCCAAGTGGCCAAAGGGAGCCTGGGAAAAGGGCATCAAAAAAACGGTTAAAAGGGGCAAGAAATGACCAGGGGGAGCAAGGTTGTGTGTGTGGACGACAGGTTCCCTGTTGAGATTTTGCTACACTACAATGCCTTACCCATAAAGGATAAGGTCTATGTGGTTAGGGATTTGGGGGTTGGAATCTCATTGCAGGGGGAGCCAGGAGAGGTGGTTGTTTATCTGGAGGGGCTTCAGAACCCATGCTCTAGTGTTCCACCACACCCAGAAAGAGGTTTTGCACAGCATAGGTTTAGGGAACTTGAACCACCAGCCAAAATCCTAGAGGAGGCAGAATGCCCCCTTGAAGAATTGGCACACAAATAGGAGCATACACATGAGCAAGGAAATCATTCATAGCAATGAAAAGCAAATAGGAATTGAGCTACAAAAAACGGTAGTAAAGCTGAAGAAAGCAAGGGAGGAGGCAATCCAAGACATGGCAGAAGCCATCAGCCTAGCCTCTGATGCAGGGCAGTTACTATTATCAGCTAGAAGTGAGGGGCTAGACCTTGAGGCCATCCTAAAGGTGGCCGGAATAAACGGTGAGGAGGGCAGACGCCTTGAGAGGGTGGCCAAATCCAAGGCCATGCTGACCAACCCAAAGCCAGGGGAACTCAAGCAGTTGTGCTTATGGGCCGGCATCCTCCCTGACCCCATTGAAGGCTCAAGCCCTAGGCCTCCCAGCCATTGGCTATCCTATGTTTTTAAGGCAAAGCAATGGGTATCAAGGAAATCCCCAGGGCAATGGACAGAGGAACAAAGGCTAGAATTTGTAGAGGAAGCCAAGCCCCTAGTGGAGGCCTGGATTGAGGCGGGTGGGAAACTTTAATAAGATGCCCCAGCAACAACATATGTATGGTTGCAGTTATGTCTATGCAGGGCAGGGCTGGATTTTACTCTGTTCCAGAATGGATGGCTCCCAGGCTATCCATTTGGACTGCCCGGCCAACCATGGCAAATCTTGTGGCCAGGGGCATCTAAAAAAACGGTAGCACACCCATGGATACCCCCCTTTTAGGCACAACACCAGGCAATGGGGCAGATGCCTCAAACACTTGGACAGGCTCTATTCAACCACTTACATCAAAAAAGGCCACAAACCACTACACAGCACAAGGGGTTGCACATGGGCTATGGCCTACACACAAGGGCTTGTGCCTAGCCCTACTACTGATAGGGACTATCTTGGGAGCCTTGGCCTTTATGGGGCTGTTCCTAGTGGCAGGGCTTTTTTCAAAAAGTGGGTAGGCTACTTACAGAAGGCACTATGTTGATTTACTGCATACTTATGAAAGACAGGGCGTTAGGCTCTGCAAATAGTTGTAGCCAAAGAAAATTAGATAACTTTTTACAGGCCATTTTTTCGCACGGCAGGTTCCGAGCCGACGAGTCTTTGTGCGAGTTTCCAAAAAAATGTTTTTGTAAAAATCTAACATAAAAAAATTTATGAAAGAAAAAGAAAAGTTTCCTCATCTAACACAAAAGAAAATTTCTGAATTGTTGCCAGCATCATACAATCCAAGGAAAATTTCCAGCGATGCTCTTGGCAGACTAACAAAGAGTTTGCATGAGTTGGGCAACCTTCAGCCCATCACCTGGAATGCAAAAACTAACAGGATTGTTGGTGGGCATCAAAGGCTAAAGTGTTATATAGCCATGGGTGTTGAGGTTGTGGATGTTTGGGCTGTGTGGCTTGAGGAAAAACAGGAAAAGGCGGCCAACATTGCCCTTAATAAATTGAGTGGAGAGTTTGAACTGCCAGCATTGAAAGACTTGTTAGAGGATTTGGACACAGGAGAAATTGACCTAGATATTACAGGTTTTGGTGCTGATGAGCTTGCGGAGTTGATGGAGCAGACAACCCCAGAAGAAGAGGCTAAAAAGGAACAGGATGAAAAGTGCCAGGCTTGCGGTCGCCCACTATGAGCCATGATAAGTCAAAAGGAGCTTTGCCAAAAATGGGGTTACAGCCCAGGCCAGATTTCAAGAATGGTGAAAAGGGGAATGCCCCTAGATTCAGAGGCTTCAGCCATGAGGTGGAGGGTGGAGAATATGAAGATGCCCAAAAAACATTCTCTCCCAAGCCAAGAAAATCAAGAAGAATCAGAATCAGCAAGTTTCTCTGATGAAGATATTTCAGCAACCACAAGTCTTGGAAGAGTTCTCCGAGCAGAAAGAATTGAGCTTTCAGCCGCAAGTTCAGTTGCCAAAGCCCTTAAAACAAACAATGTCTTCCACATCAAAGCGGCTATCCATGCCCACAATGAGGCAAGAAAGGGATATGAAGATGCAAAAAGAAGCCATGAAGAGGAAAAGGCTAGGCTTCGACAAACACTTTCGGCTGACGAAGTACAAGAAACTCTTTCTAAATTCCTCTCGCAAATCCGTTCACTATTGGATGCTATGCCATCTTCAATCGCAACCAGGGCAAACCCAAGCGACCCAGAGTGTGCAAAAAAAGCTGTCCAAGATGCAGTAGATCAGTTGATGCTTACCATACAAAAAACAGAAGAAGAGGCCTTCAAATGAATGATCCTCTTGTGATTTTTCTTGGCTTTTTTGCCCTGGCCTGTGTGCTTCTTTCAATGACAGAATGAAAAACCTAGTTCAATTTGCAGACTTTCTTTATGAAAAACTATCATGGCTTTGGACGCCGCTTTTTATATGGCACATGACGGCAACTATTTTTGGATGGAGCGAGTTCGATACTTGGGATGCCTTATATTGCTTGCTTTATGTTTTTTATATTAGGGAAGAACGGAAATGACCGCAAAAGAATATGCCGATCTTTTGGAAAGAGTTTCAATCCCAAAGGAAAAATATAAAAAACTGCTAGAACAAAGCGGACATTTAGATAAAACATATTTAGGAAATCAGTTAATAGATTTACTTTGGCATCTTTTGAGCGAGGATGGCGTAAAGGAAAAATATATAAAAATGTGTGAAGGCTTGGGCTATTCCAATGACTCCGCCGAAGATATGTTTAGCCATACAGACAAAGCATTAAGATATTATTACAATGAGACATATTTAAGACTTCCGGCAACGGCCCCTTTGGTTGTTGGGAATTGTTCAGAATGAAACGCTCCCCACTTAAACGCAAAACCCCATTGAAAAGGGGCGGAAGGCTTCGGCCAGTCTCGAAGAAAAGAGCAAGGGAAAATCGTGCCTATACTTGGCTTCGAGAGTGGTATTTAGAGCAGAATCCTTCTTGCGAAATTTGTGGAAAGAAGGCAACCCAGATTCATCATAAGCGGGGAAGATTTGGGGCAAGGCTAAATGAAAAGGAATATTTTATGGCGATTTGTATGAGTTGCCATAACTGGATTCATAGAAACCCAATTGAAGCATACGCCAAGGGCTATCTGCTTTTAAGATGAATGAAACCCCTCCCATTCATGAAAAGCTTCTTTGTTCCAAGGAAGCACCTATCAATTTCGGAATGGTGTGAGCAAAACCTTGTTCTTTCACCCAGAATTACAAACATTCCAGGGCCGTATAGCACCAATCTTACACCCTATGTAAGGGAGCCTCTTGAGGCATTTGGGAATGATTCAGTAAGGAGAATTACCCTGGTTTGGGGGGCGCAGACATCCAAGACAACCACAATCTTGGCTGGCCTTTCTTACAGACTTTCAGAGCAACCATGCCCAGCCCTTTGGGTTATGCCATCAGAAGCATTGGCCAGGTCTTTTAGTGAAACCAGGTGGCTTCCCATGGTGGATGATTGCCCAACCCTAGCCAAGGAGAAGCCAGAGAACACAGACAAAATCAAGATTTTGGAACAGCATTTTAGGAAGATGTCCCTTTGGTTTGTCGGATCAAATAGCCCAGCCAATCTTTCTTCCAGGTCGGTTTCACTTTTGATGCTCGATGAGGTTGATAAATTTTCTGATGGCACAAACTCAAAAGAGGCAGGGGCATTGCAGTTGGCAGAGGCTAGGGTTGCAACCTACCCAAACCATCTTGTGGTTTCAACCAGCACCCCAACCACAGCAGACTCCATCATTTGGTCTGAATGGCAGAAGGGAGACATGAGGTTTTATTTTGTGCCATGCCCGCATTGTGGGCATAAACAAAAGCTGATTTGGGAGAGGGTGAAATGGGATGAAAAGGCCAAGCTTGAGGATGGAGTTTATGATTATGCCCTAGTTAAAAATACCTCCTTCTATGAGTGTGAGGAATGCAAAAAGCCAATTAGGGATGGCCATAAAACAATGATGTTGAGACAGGGTGAATGGAGGCCAACAAACCCAAAAGGGGAGCCGGGTAGGAGGTCATATCATCTCAATGGTCTATACCCACCCTGGGTAACTTTTGGGAACCTTGCAGTCAAATTTCTTCAAGACAAGCATAGCGGAATCATAGGCCTCCAAGATTTTGTGAACAGAGTTCTGGCAGAGCCTTGGATGGAGCACGACCAGGAAAGGGTTGAGATAATACCAGGAGCCTACAAAATGGGAGAGGTTAGGATGGGTGAAAAGGTTATCATGGCTTGCGACATACAAGAGGCTGGTGGATTCCATGCATGGTGTGTGGTAAGGGCATGGGATTTAGAGGGCAAAAGCAGGTTAGTATGGGCTGGAAGGCTTGAAACATGGGGAGACATTAAGGCAAAGGCTGATGAGTTCAATGTTGAGCCAAGGGCTGTGTTTATAGATTCTGGAGATCAAACCAGAGATGTTTATTTGCATTGTTGCCAATGGGGGTTCATTGCCCTTGTGGGTTCAGACAGAACAAGCTTTTCAGAGATTGTTGGCGACCAGAAGGTTCAAAGACCCTATGCCAGGATTGCCAACGGAGACCCCTTCAGCGGTAAAAATGCAGGCTCTAGGGAGGGCTGGAAGTGGAAGCTTTGCCCCGTCTGGAGATGGTCTAACCCAGCCATCAAAGACATTCTTTCAAATCTTCTTAAAGTTGAGGGTTTTATTGCTGAAGACACACCAGAAGTTTGGAAAGTTCATATTTCATCAGAAACAAAGGTTGAGGTGAAGAACCCAATGACAGGAAGAACTAGAAGAGTTTGGAAGCAAATTGGAAAGCATAACCATTTGCTGGATTGTGAGTGTATGGCAATTGTCGGGGCGGCCTTACATAAGAGGCTGAAAATCATACCCGCAGGCTTGACAGAGGAAATTGAACATGGCGAGGGGTGATTTTGTTGGCTTACCCGTTGCTACCCTAAACTCGCTTCGGGACAAGTATGTTGCTTGCTTGGAGGCGATTGCGGTGGCTGGAGCAAGCTATTCGATTGCTGGTCGTTCCTTTAGCAGGGCGAACCTATCAGAGGTGCGTGAAATTATTGCAGAACTTACCCTTGCCATTGAAAATGCTTCTGGCACAAGAATCAGAACTACCTATGCAAAGTTCGGCCCGTGAGCAAGATTAAGCAAAATTTCCTAGACAAGGTTGTTGCCTTTGTGAATCCACAGGCGGGGGTTCAAAGGCTTATGGCCAAGAAAGCCCTAACAAAGTTTGAATACGATGCTGTAAAATATACCAGGGAGAGGAAGGGGCCGAGCAATCTTTCTGGTGCTGAAGATTATCGCAGTAATTATGACCGCGTAGAGTTGATGAAGAGGGCTAGAGACCTGGCAGAAAACAATGGCCTGGTTCGTTCCCTCCTCTTGAAGTTTGCCAGCCATGTTGCGGCCAATATCACCTACCAGGCCAGGACAGAAAACCCACAGGCCAATACAGAAATTGAGGCATACTGGAATGAGTGGTTTGATAATTGCGACCTTTCCACCAGACACACAGGCTCAACGCTCATGCAGGTGGCCACAATTTCCATGCTTCGTGATGGTGATTTTCTATTTGTATTGGTCAGAGACAAGGATGGAAACTTAAAGCTTCAAGGCATTGAGGCAGACAGACTCGGTGACCCATACAAAACTTACACTAGCCTGGAACTAATTGGGGGCATACACATTGATAGGGATACAGGCTCGCCCACAGCCTATGACATCTACAACAGGAGCATTGGGGATTTCTACACTTACCAGGTTACAATCCCGGCCTCTCAAGGCTTTCATTACTTTGACCCGCTTCGCATTGACCAATACAGGGGCATTTCCGCATTCCACACAGCCATCAATGATGCAACAGACATTTACGACATTGTTAATTTTGAAAAGCTGGCGGCCAAGGTTGCAAGCTCGCAAAGTGCAGTCATTAAGAGAAACAACAACAACGCCTCTGACCTAACGGCCTTAACCACAGAAGAAAATTTTGATAACCAGCAAATCAAGCTGGAATCCATGGAAGCCGGAAAAGTTTCCTACCTGGAACCTGGTGAGGACATTATTTTCCCAGACGGCCCCAGCAGACCCAGCGGCGCATTTGCAGAGTTTCACAAAATCCTACTTAGGAACATCTGCATGGGGCTTGGAATCCCTTATTCTTTTGCTGTTGATCCTTCTGCAATGTCCGGCCCAACGGCCAGACTTGAAATGCAACAAGCAGGGAGAACATTCAAGAGATACCAAAAGCTTCTTGACGACAAGGTTCTAAAGCCCATCAAAAACATTGTCATTGCTGATGGTGTTGCCAGGGGAATGATTTCTGGAAGTGGAAAGACAACCACCAAGGGCTTTTTCAATTTTGGAGCCAATGTATCCATCGACCTTGGACGGGAATCTGCTTCAGCCATTGCAGAGTTTAAGGCTGGATTAAGGACGGCGTCCGACATCTATTCTGAAAGAGGCATGGATGTTGAGGCGGCTTTGAGGGCTAGGGCTATTGAAACCAAGATGATTCAAGACTTGGCCATGGAATATGGGGTTCCACCCCAAGCTGTTTCAGAGATTCTTTTGCCTACTGGCCAACCCCATGGACAAGCCCAACAGCAGACTCAAGACGGCCAGCCTGTGGAAGGCCAACAAGACCTTATTGGACAATCCCTCAATGGGGCGCAAGTTGCCTCTCTCATCAATGTTATCAATGCTGTGGCGGCTGGTGCATTGTCCAAGGATGGTGCAATTTCTGTTATTGTTGCCGCATTCCCCACCATCTCCAGGGAACGGGCACAGGGCATTGTGGCTGGTGTTCAGCAGGGCAAGATGATTCCCACCACAGAAAAAGAAAAACAGGCCAACCAAGAACAAAACAACCCAGAAGAAGGACAGGGCGGTTCAGCAGTTCCAGTTGAACCCAAAACCCCACAGACGCCCACGGGCTTGGCTCAAAAAAAAAGTAGTTTAGCGATTCTTCAAAACTTCAGCCAGCATGATTTGAAAATGCTGATTGCTGGAATGATGGGCGGGATTGAGTTGGGCAAGTATGATGGAATTGATTTCACACCACCAAAAGGAGCCAGGGAAGCCGCCAAGAGGGCTTTAGATGTAAGGGAAAAGAAGCCAGCCAGCCAAAAGGGAATGACCCCTGTGGGCATTGCCAGGGCTAGGGATTTGATGAATGGGGTGAAGCTGTCACCAGATACCGTTCGTAGGATGAAGGCCTTTTTTGATCGCCATGAGATTGATAAGAAGGGCGCAACTTGGGATGAGCAGGGCAAGGGATGGCAAGCGTGGAATGGATGGGGCGGGGATGCTGGTTATGCCTGGGCAAGGAAAGTTGTTGGCCAGATGGAATCTAGGGACAAGAAGCTTGAGCAAAAAGATGAGCCTACTGAATTTGCCAAGGATGATGTTAAGGAAGTTTTAAATCCTTGCGGTATGAAGGACGATGGAACTTTTGATGATAAAAATACTTGTGCAGTTGGATATGGTAGGCCGAAATTAAAAGGGGGCTATGACCCTAAAAGGCCTGGAGGCAAAATCATTAAAAAGCCAACACCCCCAGCCCCCAAGCCGCCCACACCCCCTCCGCCTCCCCCTCCAGGTCAAATCCCTCCCAAGCCAGCACCCCCAACAACACCAGCACCAGGGCAAGCAGAGGGTCGCAATCCAAATTTTAAAAAAACAAAGGCTGTTGAAAAAATTGAAAATGACCTCCTAAAGATGGGGGTGAAATATGTGGATTTGCCAAACAAAATAGAAACAGCAGAGGCAATAAAGCAAGAGGTTATTGATTTAGAGAAAAAGGGCTACGGAATTCCGGAGAGGATTCAAAGGGGCGTAAGGATGAGGGGAGCAATGGCATGGGTAAATAGAGGGTCAAATTATCAAACTATATCCCTCAACCACAGAAAAGGTGGAAGATGGAATCAAATAACAGAACTTGAAAAAATTTGTAATCTGCAAGTCAAAAGTGGATTTTGGTCTAGCAGAAATGTTGTGGCTCATGAGCATGGCCATTCCCTGCACGCAAGAGCTATCGGGGTTCAAGGTTTTGTTAAATACAGGTATTGGGCAAATCTACCCACAGACCAAGCAAATAGAATTAAGGCCTTGGCCTCAAAAGTAAGTGGATATGCAAAGGAAGACCCCCTTGAGTTTGTGGCTGAAACTTTTGCTGGACACCTGGACGGCAAAAGATACTCTAAAGAAATCTATGATGCCTACGATGAGCTACAAGGGCCGAAGCTAAAGTTCTAGTTATGAGAATTGCCCAAGAAGACTTTACCCCAGAGGCATACAGGGAAGCCCAAGAGGAGTGGTTTAGGCAACTATTCGGGGATGACTATGCCAAGAATGCAGACAAGGAATTAGCAAGACCAGGACCGAAATCAAAAGCCCAGACCCCTGCACCTCCTTCAGAAAGAATCAAAGGCTCTGAAGAAAACAGGCCTGGTTCTGCGGCAACCAAAAGCACAGGTGGAAAGATTGATATTGGGGAAGGGACTGAAGAAGCTATCAAGAACAAGCTGAAGGAGTGGAAAGAAAAATACCCAAACAGGAAAGCCCCCAGCCTTGGAACCCTTAAGAAAGTATTTAGAAGGGGTGCTGGAGCTTACTCCACAAGTTTTAGGCCAACCATTAGAGGAGGGAAGCCCAACTCAAGGAATGCATGGGCATTGGCCAGGGTAAGCAAGTTTCTAAAGATGGCTGGTGGGGGAGAGGTCAAAGAATCATATAGAAAAGCAGACGGCGACCTGCTTTGACATAAAAAGGGGATTTATGCCCCTACCCCTGCCCAGAGGTGATGAATCTGAACAGGAATTTGTTTCCAGGTTTATGGGAGACGAGGAAGCCATTAGCAGTTTTCCAGATGAATCGCAGAGGGCGGCCGTTGCCTACAAGACTTATAGGGATGAAGAGGAAATGGAATGTGGGGATTGTGAAATGGAAGAGAATGATTTTGGTGGGGTAAGCATTCTGGAGATTGGGGAAGCCAAGGGGCATGACCTTTTTGTGGACAAGATGAGCCTGGAGAAGGCCATGGAAATCATGAAGCAAGCCCCCAATGGGGTTAAGGTAAAGATGAACCACGGCTCCGGTCTGGACGCTGTCGTCGGGTTTGCCAGGAATGCAAGGATTGAAGGGGATAAGCTGGTGGCTGATTTGAAGCTTTTGAAGAACAGCCCCCACTATGGCCTCATCAAGGAAATGGCTGATGAAGCCCCAGACCAGTTTGGCATCTCTCTTGCCTTTGTGAATGAGAGTGAAACCATTGAGGGTAAGGACTACATTCGCCCCCAAAGCATTGCCTCTGCTGACCTTGTTTCAAGCCCTGCCGCCACCAATGGGCTATTTGAAGAGATGGTAAAATTTATGCAAAAGTTTGGCTACATGGCCGGAGGGAAACCAATTCCATCTGATCTGCCAGAAGCAGTTGCAGAAGGGGATAGTTTGACAAAAGAAGGAGAAACAATGGAAAATAAAGCTGATTACGGAAAGGACATCGAAGACATCAAGGTTCGTTTGTCCAAACTAGAGGAGTCAATGACTCCTAAAGAAGAAATCAAAAAAGACGAAATGGTTAAGGAAGATTCTACCAAAAAAGAAGAGACCGTCCAGGCTCAAGAAGCTCCCACCATTGTTGTTAAAAAAGAGGATGAAGAGGAAGAGGGCTGTGAGATGGCTGAAGTTGTGAAGAAAGTTCTGACTCAATTCGGCATCAAGCCCATCCCAACCTCTCCTGTGACTGAGGAGGCTCGCAAGAAAGATGAGCCGAAGAATTTTGAAGCTCTTGTGGCGGCTCATGCTGACTACGGAACTTCAAAGCTGAAGGCAATGAAGGCTGTTATGCTTTCCAACCCCAAAGAATATGCCGAGGCTCTTAGCCGTGGCATTAAAACCATCTAACCCAAACAAAGGATAAAATAGAATGAGTACTAATGTTGATACTAATTTTCGGACATTCGGCACCTCGACTGCCATTTCCGCCTATCGCTTGGTTCAGCCGTCCACCACGACTGCTGGCTTTGTTGATGTGGCCGTGACTGGGGCTACCAAGGCTATCGGCGCAACGATTGATGATGGTTCGGCTGGCGGTTATGTGACCGTGAAGCTGTTCCACCCCACCTTCTTTGCAACCGTCAGCGGGACGGCGGCGGCTGGTGATGTTGTAAAATTCGATTCGGCTGGTCAAGTGACCACGCTGGCGGCCAATCTGGTGACTGCTGGTATCGCTCTTGAGGCGGCTACTGCCACCTCTGCTGTCATTGAAATTGCCGTTCCGATGTTCTAAAGGCTAACCCAAACAAAGAAAGAATAACAAAATGAGCTATATCTCTGGTGGAACTACTATCCGGGCCGACATCAACCAAGCGTTGGTGGAAGCCCCCAATGGCGACGCTGGTCTGATTGGTGCAGAAATTTTCCCCCTTCTGCCTGTTCCCGCGAAAAGCGGCCAGTATCTCAAAGTGCAGTTGGCGCAAGCTGACCTGCTCAACAATGATTCCAAGGCTCGTGACGCTGGTTCTAGCTACGCTCGTGCCATCCGTGCCTTCGGGACGGACACCTACGACACGGTCGAGTTTGGCCTCGAAGAGCTAATTGATGACAGCTTCCGCGCTGATGCTGATCGCTTTTTTGATCTCGAAGCCTCGTCTGCCCGCTTCCTCCTCCGCCAAATCAAGCTTGGCCATGAGAAGCGTGTGAACGACATCATCAATGCGGCTACCACCCCCTTCACCACCTCCGATCAGTCTGCCATCTCTGCATATACCAATGCGAACCTGGCTAACATTGATGTGGCTGGTGATGTGGCCAATGCCCGCACCGAGCTGAACAAGCTTGGTTATGAGGCGAACACCGTCATCATGTCTGCCCCTGTGTTTGAGCGCATCCGCCGGACGACCAAACTCCAGAATCAGTTCTTTGGAGTTATCTCTGATACTGGTGGTCGCTTGCTCTCTGAAGCTGAAATCGCGGCCGCCCTTGGAGTCCAAAAGGTTCTCGTGGGTCGTGCGGCCATCAACTCTGCTAATAAGAATAAGGCCTACTCCGGTGGGTTTGTGTTCTCCAACAGCTACATCACCGTAGCCAATGTGCAGAGCGGCCAGTTCACCGCTGGTGGCGTGGGTCGTACCCTGGTGTGGTCGGCTGATGCCCCTGGTGGCTTCGTCTCTGAAAGCTATCGTGATGAAGCTCGCCGTAGCAATGTGCTTCGTGTTCGCATGAACACCGCTGAGAAGCTCATTGATGCGAATGCCGGGGTTCGTATCACCACCAGCTTCGCCTAATATAGAATTGTGTGGTTCCTTGGAGGGGCTAGAGCCTAAAAAACTCTAGCCCCCCTTTCTTTGTATGAATTGACACTAAATCCTTACCAGAAATCCTAATGAAAAATCCCCTGTCTGTTTATCTTATTTGTGGCGGCAATGAAGCCGAATATCTTGAAAGATGCCTTAATTCCTTCAAGCCCATTGCAAAGGAGTTTGTTGTTTGCTTGGCTGGGGGGAGCAATCCGACAGCCGAGGAGGAAAAGGTTGCATTGGCTCACGGGGCTAGAGTTGTTCATTATAAGAATCAAAGAACGGATTGGCCTCATATAGATGACTTTGCAACTGCAAGGAACACGGCCCTAGAAGCCTGTTATGAGAAGTGGGCAATGTGGGTAGATGCCGATGATGAAATGCAACCTGGTGCAGAGGTGGTTATTGATGAAGCTATAACCAAGGCAGAGGAAAGAGATGCACAGCTTATTGCATTTAGATATTTCGTGGCTAACGCTGGCCTCATACCCATCCGAGAGATGGTCAGCCTTAAAGGAAAATGCAAATGGAAGAATCGTGTTCATGAAATGCTTGTGGCTGAGGATCAGTCAAAGATTTTCGGAATCGACAAGGTAGTTAGGGTTCACAATCCAAAAGGATACAAAAAGACATCAGCAGACAGAAATTTTGCAATCCTAAAAGATACCCTAGAGCCAACCCCAAACGCACTTTATTATACCCAACAAGAGCATTTTCTAACCCAGAATTGGGCGGACTGCTTGAAATATGGCAAGCTGGCAATTCAATTTCCAGAGCTAGAGGATACGCTTCGTTATGATGTTCTTTGCAACATGGGAAGATGCGCCCCAACAGCAGAGGAAAAGCTTAAATATCTTGGCGAGGCGATTGCCATTATGCCGGACAGAAGGGAAGCCCACTATTGGATGGCGGTTGAATATTCTGCAAGGGGGCAATGGGTAAAGGCATGGGGAGCGGCACGGGCGGCAATGAGCCTACCAAGGCCAACTGCCCACTACTGGAATTTGGTAGAGGCAATCTACCAATGGCAATGCTTAGATATTTACGAAACAGCCTCTGTTTGTGTGGGCAAAAAAGAGGAAGCAGAAAAAATAAAAAAATCTAGGCCATCCCCAAAAATCTCAATCATTCACGCCACAAAAGGTAGGCCGCAAATTGCTTGGCAGAGGAGACACCAATGGCTTATGCTGGCAAAAAACCCTCTTGAAATTGAGTGGATTTTTGTTGTCGATCACGATGATCCACAAGACTACACCCCACATCAAGCACTAAGAGCCAACCCAGGGGGCATTGTAAATGCATGGAACTACGGGGCAAAACAGGCCAATGGGGAGATTTTAATTCAAATGAGTGATGATTGGAGTCCGCCCAGGCATTGGGATGCCCTAATTTCAAACGCTATTGGGGCTACAAACGAGGAAAAGGTGCTGGCAATATCTGATGGCCTTAGGACAGATAAACTCCTCTGTATGGCTATTTTAACGCAAAAGAGGCTTGATAAGCAGGGTGGCTATATGTTCCACCCCAATTATCAAGAGAGTGACGGCATCTATTCAGACAATGAATTTACGGAAAGAGCTTATGGTGATGGGGTTGTGATTGAGGCCAAACATATTCAATTCAAGCATGAAAATCCCCTCTTTACAGGAGGACAGCCAGACGATCTAATTAAGCACCACAACAAGCCAGAGTTCTATGAAAAAGGGAAAGCCATCTATGAAAAAAGAAAAGCCGCAAATTGGAATTAGGTCAGCCAAAAAAGGCGAAGATACCAAGGGACTTGGTATAATTAAGTTTGGGAAATGCCGCCAAGACAAAACTAAGTATGTGCTTGTTGATATTGAGTATGATGAAAAAGCTGGAAAAGAGCTTTTTGAAATTGGAATGGAAATGCTTGCCAAGGACAATGAAGCAGTCATTAATTATGTGATTGTTGAGGCCATCAAAAACTCCGAAAAACCGAAATGCAGGAAATAACCCTTCAAGACCCATTCGGACAAGCCCTAGCAAAATATAGCAAAGGGCTTTCTTTTGGGGTTGAGATAGGTGGAGGAACCGGGGACGGCTCCACGCAATGTATAAAGACAAGGGAGCTACTTAGTTTCGAGATTCACCCAGACCGCATAGGCCGTCATAAATATAACCTAGATTCAAGGCAAGGAGGATTGGCTATTAATTGGCTTTCAAGCAATCCTATGATGTGGATGAGCCTAGATGCCGTGGAAGATTTTTATAGAACCACCAGAACCAATCTAAACCAATATCCATTGGAACAAATCATCGAATGGCACAAGGAAGATTTTAGAACTGCGGCAAATTATACTTGGGGACATCCAAGCATAAAGGATGAAATTGGCTTTATTTTATTGGATGGCGGGGCTTTTTCTGGCTGTGCTGATTTTATGGTTTGGTTCCCCAAGGTTAAAGATGGTGGAATCATTGCCCTAGATGATGTAAACGACATAAAGAACTATGGCAATTATCAATGGCTAAAAACATCCGGGCATCCTGTTTTATGGGAGGAGCAGTCTTGGAGGAATGGCTCTGCCATATTTAGAAAATGACAGAAGGAATAATTCATTCTGAAAACCCCCAAGAACATTGGGAACATCTTAATTGCAGGGATGAAATAATCATCGATCTTGGATGTGGATTTTGGACTCAAAAGGAAAGAGAGCTTGGGAATGGAACTGCAAAATATTTCATAGGTCAAAATCCGCAAAAATACATAGGTGTTGATATTAACGCAGATGATATAAAGAGGCTTTCTTCTGAATTTCCAGAAGGAACCTTCATTGAAAAGGTTATTTTGAATAAGGAGGATATTTTAAGCCTCATAAATCAATTTAATCCAACTATCATAAAATGCGATATTGAGGGAATGGAAACATCCCTCTTTGCAATAAATAATAGGCATTCAATCAAAAAGGTTGCAATAGAAACCCATAATGGAACTGATGTTCCATGCATAAAGTGGATGAAGGAGATTGGATTAAATCCTTATAGAATGGATTCAGCCTCATTCTGTCCTGAGATAAAAATAATTTACGGAAAATGCTAACGATCTTTACCATCGTTCTGAATGGGGAGCCTTATATTTCAAAAAAGCTTGAAATATTTCAAAAGCTAACAATCCCTTGGCAATGGAGAATTGTTGAGGGTGTAAGCAATCCAATCAACTGCACAAGATGGTGCAGGCAGGTTCCAGATAAATGGCATAAGAATTTTGTATCCATAGACGGAACCCACGAATATCTGCAAAACCTAAAGCATCCAAAGGTTTCTGTGCATTGGCAAAATAATCCTTTTAATGGAAAAATTGAGATGGTGAACAGGGCTTTGGAGGGGGTGGGTTGCGGGGTTGTGATGGAGCAAGATGCTGATGAGTTTTGGACAGAAAAACAGATGGAGGATGTTTATGGGCTTTTGATTGATAGAACACCTGGAACCTCTGCTCAGTTCTTCTGTAATTATTATATTGGGAAAAAGATTGTTGTTTCACGCTCTGGCCTTGGGGCTTATCCCTACGAGTGGTATAGGGCATGGAAGTGGGGAGAAGGCATTGAATTTACAAGCCATGAGCCACCCATTCTAAATCATCAGCCAATTAGAATCCCAAGGGGAATCACCGAGGAGATGGGACTAGTGTTTGATCATTTTGCCTATTCAACAAAAAACCAAGTTGAATTTAAGGAAGATTTTTATGGATACGCAGGGCTTCTAAAATCTTGGGAGGAATTGCAACAAAGCCACGGCCCAATAAGATTGAATCGCTTTTTTGCCCATGTTCAGGACAGAAGCGTTGTGGACGATGCAACCTAGAACCATTAAATATAGTCAAAGGCTTGGGGATGTGCTTCGATGCCTTCCAGCCTGTAAATACCTTGCCGATCAGGGGCATGAGGTTTTCTTTGATTGCTACGCACAATATCAAGATGCCTTTGAAATGGTTTCGTATGTGAAGGCAGGGCATAGGCAGGGGATTATAATTGATCTTGAAATTTGGCCTAACAAATATGAGGAATATAGAAAATCAAAAAAACAATGGCATGATTTTGTTTATTCCCATCATTCAATCAGGGATGCAGATAAAACAAACATAGTGCTAGATAGGCTTGGTAAAGAGCCAGCAAGTGGATTGCCAAATGAGTATAACTTAGTTGCCCCATTCGGTATAAGCCAGGGAGACAGAAGAAACCCAATTGATATTATTCAGGATTGTGCAAAGGAGTTTGGCAGGGATAGCCTTGTTATTCTATGTCCACCAGAATTTAGAATTGATGGGTTGAGAACCTACACAGCCCAAACAACTGCTGACATGGCCAAGGCAATCAGAGATGCCAATGAATTTATCTGCATAAACTCAACCCCAGCAGTATTGGCATCAGCAGTTAGGCATGGGAAGCAAACAAGGCTTTATGCCCAAAGAGGTGAATTTATGCAAGATAATATCCATCAGTTTGATGGGCTTGTAATGATATAATTGACACAGCTATAATGGCTGTGGGCGGCTCTATTCCTACTTCCTATTTAAGCACAGATTTGAATTATATGATAACAGACTTGTGGCAATCTGTCACAGGTCTCAGCTCAACCGCTGTTTCTGCAAGTGTCACAGACCTTGCAACCAGTTCTGAATTAGATGTAGGTGGGGAAATTTTTAGAATTACACAGAGCCTAGTTGTGTGTGCATCCATGGTTTCTGCCCCTATAATTGGTGGTCTTTGCACTATCTCAGGTACTGAAAGAATGATTGCTGGATTTACTGAATCCACAGACGGACTTTCCTATACCATAGACCTAGCAGAAATCACTACCTAATCTAATGGCCTCCATTGAAAGGGAGGTTGAGAATGCCTTAATCTCAGCCATCAATTCTGTAACAGGGCTTTCCTACTATACAAGTGAAAGGGAAACAGCCAGAACGCTTCCCTTTGTCTCTGCAAGGGCTTCGATAGGCAATGAACAGCTAGGAACATTCACAGGAGTTTTTGGGGTCTCCGCCGTTCTTTCCTATAACCAGAGGGCTGATTCAGTAACCCGCCAAGCCTTTGATTCCAAGTTTCAAGAGATTGTCGGCAAGTTCTACCAAAACCCAAACCTTGCAGTTGTCTCAACCACGGCATCCAATGTGACGATCTACAACGCCAAGATGACAGGTGAAAGCCCTTTTATTGTGGCAGGGAATAGAACTTGGTCAAAAGAGATAACATTCGATATAATTGTAAGCGCAAAGAAATGAGTCAAAGCATCCAATATCAGGTTGAGGATGGGATTGCCTCCCTTTTAACAGGTATCTCAGGCCTTAATGTTTATACCACAAACAGAATAGGCAAAAGACTTTTCCCTTATGTAACCATTCAAGCCTCAATTAGTTCACAAGTGCTTGGGAATTACAGCGGGGTTTACGATCTTTCTATTGAAGTCAATTATAGCAATACAGCAGTTAAGATAAGCCAGGAGGCTTTTGACCAAGAATATTGTGAAATATTTGAGGCATTTTATTCTGAAAGCCCAACCCTTGCCTCAAAGATAGATGCACAAATATCACCTCCAGCAGTCATTTATATGGCTCAAATCACAGGACAAAACCCAACCATAAGGACACCCGCTAGGGCTTGGCAAAGGGGATTGACAATAAGGGTTATGGCAAGCCCGGTTCAGTCTCCCGAGGCCGCCGCCCATGTTGCCGCTTTGCAATTTAACGACCACCGAAACTCCCAATATATTGGGGCAATTTAACAAGGATATTTAAGAAATGGCACTTCGAGTTTTAGACGGAAATCAGTCAGCAACGACCCTTTCTTCAGTAGTAACAGGAGGGGAGCATATTGTTGCCCATACGGTTGTAAGCCTTGGCTCAACAGCCATAGCTAATATCACAAGCGCAGTTAGCGGGATTCCAGTCTCCGGCACTGTCACGGCGAATTTGGGAAATGTTGTATCTAGCGATAGTTATTACGCAAATTCTGCTGTGCGAGTAATGGGAGCCGGAAACGACGGTATTGTTTTAGCTGGAATAGATGAATATGAAAATCCAGCAAATATTTACGAAGGCGGAAAACTCCCCATCTCCGGCACGGTCACGGCGAATGTGGTTGGATACGACAGCAACTATGAAGTTCCGATGCAGATTCCTGTAATTGGATTTGGCGAACCAATCCAAAGTGCCAATATCGACAAAACAATTCCTGTTCAAATATCCAATACAAATGGAGTTTTAAATTCAGACAATCCTCTCCCCATCTCCGGCACGGTCACGGCAAGCCTTTTCCCGCAAAATGGAACAGCAGTTCAAGTAGATGGTGGCCCGAACGATCTTGTTGGAGTAAGATTAGGATATAATAGCGGAGGAACAGAATTTGCCATAGTAAGCGATGAACCCAACGCAGGACTTCCAATTCAGGGAACGGTCACGGCAAACACAAATTATGAATATGTGGGAGGCGAGGATTGTAACAAAGCTGGAGATAAGGGGGTCCTGATAGGATATAGGGGTAATGGCGATGCATTTGTTCCGGCAGACCTTAATGGATTACCAATTTCCGGCACGGTCACGGTAGGAAATTCCGTCACCATCGGCAACACGGTCACCGTGGCGGGCACCGTCACAGCCAACAGCTCCAACGGCACGCTAACCACCCGCTTTGGCACGCCGACGACCGCCTCCACCGCCTTTCTTTCCACATGCGTGACCAATGCCAATCGCAAATATCTTCTGATCCAAAACGTCACCACGCAGAGCAACGTCATCACCGTGGGCGTGGGCTTTGTGCCCACCACCACCCAGGGCATCCAGCTGACGGCCGGGGCCGGCATCACCTTTGAATCCTCCTACATCCCCACCGGGGCCGTGTGGGTTCTCTCCAGCGTGACCGCCTCTAACTACACAATTCTGGAGGCGTAAGGTATGCCCTTCTTCGGCGGCGGCGGGAGTGCGGCGAGCAACATGGTTGGAGCGACCAGTTCAGCCGCAGGCACGGCGGGCTTGGTTCCGGCTCCAAGTAGCGGAAGTCAGCGTAGGTTTTTGAGAGGAGATGCGACCTTTCAATCTATCGCCGCAAACTCAATTCCAATATCAGCAACACGCAGGACAAATGGGATTGGCCATGCTGGGCCTGATACAAATTATGGGTCAAGAAATACCTCAACAGGATATGTGCTTTTTGCTCCGATGTATGTAAGGGAAACAAAATCCTACACAACATTTTCAATTTATGTAAGCAGCGCTGGTTCTGCATCAAGCGTGGGGAAATTGGCAGTTTACACAATATCTGCATCGGCGGCACCTGATGTGCTTGTCTGTCAGAGCGGAACATTTGCTACTGATTCAATAGGGCTAAAACAGCCAACCATGTCATCAATCGTTGTAAATGATGGCTGGTATTATGTTGGCGTTGGAACAAATAGCTCAACCAATGTTGGATTTTATGGAAATGCATTTAATCCAATTAGGGGATTTATTTCGGGATCTGTTTCCGGAAGCCAACCAGTTCTTTTGGACTATTCATCTAAAGCATACGCAGATTTATGGCCCGACCCATGGAGCGGTTCTGATTTGTACTCAAACGCGTATCACGCAATAGTTGAGCTAACATGAAGCTTCAACGATTTGCTCCAGACGGAACCTGCATTCTGGATGTTGATGACCGTTCCTTGGCTGATGCCCAAGCCGAGCGAATTGATGTCATGAGGATGTTTTGCAGGCAGACCATCGAGCAGGCTGGATTGGATCAGCCGACACAAAATAACGCCATCGCTGGCATCTACCCACCCGAGCGTTGCGAGGCCATCAAATCCTACATCGCCGCCTGTCGGAATGAATACCTGCGGTGCAAAGCTCTGATCCTTTCCGCCCAAACCAACGACGAGGCCGATGCCGTCCCATTCCTCGCCCCGCTTGTGCCGGAGAATTTGTGAATTTGAAAACCCGCAGTAGCTTAGGCGAAA